GTCTTCCGGGATGTCACAGGTCACCAGCACGCTCGGATTGATGGTCGGCTTGTCATAATCGCCATTGAACTGCCAGCGGATGTTCCAAAAGGACTTCGGTCCAATACTTACGATGTGGTTATGACCGCAAGCTGGGCACTTGAACTTGAGCATGTCGGAATACTCCGGCTTGTCTGGAAATGCTTGTACTATCTTCATGGCTATTTATCTTGAGTGGGTTGCTCATCTTCCTTCTTCGGCTGATCCTGGTGCTTCTTGTGCCTGGCCATGCGCTCTTTCTCCCTCTCAATCCTCTCCTTGTCGTGCTTGTCCATTTCCTCCTTGACTTGCTCCTCGGTGATGTTTAGCTTCCTGGCCATTTCACCGATGAGGGCCTTGCGTATCAGCCTCAGCCAAAGGAAATCCGGGAACAGAATCAGCATCGAAGCAGAGCTGCTCCAGAACTCCACCAGCACGATGGCGGCGCCAACGATACTGGCCGTAATCGTGCTTTCGATGAAGCGGTCAAGACCGACAAAGACGAACATGGCGCAGCCGTATACCGCCAGCTTGCCGATAGTCAGCCTTGCCAACTCCGATAAGGCAAACTTCTTCTGGCTGATGCTAACGGCAATCCCCCAGATGGCATCCATCAGCGTGGTGGCCACTACCAATCCAATAACAAACGCATGGCCGGCAAAGTAGTCGGCAATGACAAGACCGAGTGCGACTAGCCATCCCGCGCCTGTGTGCAGGATGTAGTCCAGCTTCGTGAAAAAGTGTGTAAGTACGTGTAACATATCTTATGAGGTTTTAATCATGCCAACCATAGGTGTTGTACAGAATGAAGTTGAAAGAACCGTCATTATTTGTATCGTCATCAGCAGTCCATACTTCAACATAGTACATGTTCGTATTGTTCGACGGACAAGTTGCAGAACCTATGGAATGAACGTTTGCATACATGGCTCCTGTCCCTCCGGAAATAGCGCCGTATCCGCACACCATACAGAATATTGCAGACGTGTCAATATACCAGCTTGTAGGTATCCACAATCGGTAAATACCAGTTCCGGTGCGAGTTGCATATAACTTGTCATCGTCCGCTATTGGTGTCGATAGCGCGGCATTCTGCATGGCGTTTTCATATGTCAGCGATGCTCCGGACGAATAGCCGGTGACTTTGCCGAACGCCATCGAGCGAAGGTCTCTGCCGTAGTTTCTGGTGTTGAACACAATCTGCCTGTTCAGCACGATCCAATAATTGACACCACTACGCCCAAAGCCTACCAGTTCAGTAAGCTCGTAGGACGTCTGGAACGTTGTCACCATTCGCCCATTTACGATATACTTGTGATTGCTAGGGTCTGTGCTATGCGGCGCGAATTTGGCAGAACCGACAACCATAATCCTACGACCGCAGCTGGCCGAAGTCCAGTCCAGCGTGATTTGGAGGTGGCCATCAACATTCATCCTGCTGGGGTCTCCAGACGCGCAGGTATATACGGTATCGTCATCAACCGCAGAAACGCTCGAATACTGCGCGGAGAACGGATTTCGAGATTTCTTTATCAACAGATCCTCAAGCTGGCCCTGCTTTGCTACAAGCGTACCGTCTTCCCATACTTGGAATATTGCATTCTTTGCCGCGCTGATTTGGGACGAACCGGCCCACATCATCAAGCGCCCCTTCGTGCTATCATAGAGGTCTGGGATTGAGGCAGATCCGTTCATACCAGCAACAACGTTGTCTGTTGCTGCTTCCTTCACACCTATCACCTGCGAAAGCACAACGCCCTCTCCGATTTCCGTAGCCGCTCCGTCACCAAGCGCCTCCTTCAAGTACTCAAAGTCACCTGTCAAGGCATCGTTGAGCGCGGTTTCCAGATTCTTCTTCGCCACGAAATAGGCGTCGATATAGCTCCATGAGTACGTGCCGGATGTCTGTATCTCGATGCTATCTTCCCATCTGGTAGGGTCAAGATAGTGGGCAAGCGCAGTCGTGAAGTTCGACGATGCCGATGCATAGCTTCCCCACGCCGTAGTCACCGCCGTGACGGTCGAAAACTTGTTTCTTTCTGCCAACAGACGATTCCACTCCTGGGCCTCCTGCTGAACGAGAGTCTTCAGCGCGAGCTTCTCCGGAGGCGAAACATACCCATCATCCGCAATGAGGTCAAGCTGCTCTCTGGCGTCCATGACCTCCCTCTGGAGCACGTTCTGGACGGCATTGTAGTAGTCCGTGAACAGCCGAGCCATTTCCTCGCGGTCAAACGCGGTCTTGACGACATCGGAGTACAGGTTGGCATCACGGAGGAACGACTGCAATGCAAAGAAGGCAGCATCCAGCTCAGCAACGCCGGCATAGTAGAACGTGATTTCCTCCGCTGCGCCACCAAGGGACGGGTTGTGGAAGTACAGATGCTTGTTGTGGAACAGTGGGACTATGGACTGCGTGATGGCGCCCATGTCCTCGATGATGTTCTTCGTCTTCATGTAGCTTCCTTCGGAGCCAATCTGGTCCGTGGTCGGCAGTCCGTTGATGGCTTCCCACGATGTGCGGATATAGCCCTTCTCGCTCACGTCAAGGATGTTGTCATCATTGATTTCTGCGAGGGTGGCCTTCACCCTCGTAAGCTCATCCTCGATGTCAACAAGGGCATCGTTGATGGCCTCTGTCATATCCACCTCATCGATGTAGGCATCACGCTTCACCCAGTGGGCGGCGTTGTAGGTCTGTGAAGTGGTCGTGGCAATCACGAGCGTCCCGGCACGGTACGCCACGCCGTTCAGCACGTAGGCCTGCTCAAGAATCCACAGGTCGCGGGCATTGTACGAGGTCGGGCGCGTCACGTACACACTGGCCTTGCCGTCAATGGCATCGAACATTTCATTGGGGATGTTCTGCTGGCTCCAGCTATACGTGCTCCCGGACTTCGTGTAGATGGCCGTCTTGAAGCTGCCTATACCGCTCACTGTGGACTTGCTGGAGTTCAGCCACATATCGCCGACGTGCAGATCCTTCAGCGCGTTCGTAGTCCAAGCGGCCGATGGGTCGGAAGACTGCACGTAGGTATCGGCCTTGGCGTCAAGCTGGGCGTTGACAAGTGCGACATACGGATTGTAGGTCTGCGAAATGAAGGCCGTGAGGGCTGCATCGTCAGTGTAGGCCACCTCCTGGAACGTGGGCGTACTGGCATTGGTGCAGCGGTACATCTTGTTCGCCTTGTAGGTCACACCTCCCTGCGTGGTGTCGGAGGCCGGGATGAAGATATCCTTCAGCTTGAGCTGGTTCACACTGTTGACAATCCAGGCTCCCCAAGTGACGTAAATCGCGGCTTTGCCATCAATCTTGTCAAACACTTCCTGCGGCACGGTGCTGACCTGCCAAGCGCTTCCTGTCCAGATGGCAGACTGGCCAGCTTCAACTCCAGCAATCGTTGTGTTGCTGGTGTTCATCCAGATATCACCAACGTGGGCCGCTTTCTGGGCATCAGTCCAGTTGGCGGCAGGGTTGGCGTTCTGGTAGTAGGTTTCAGCCTTCCCATCGACCTGCGTCTGGATGGTGGTCACAAACGGCTGATAGACTTCGAGCAGGAAAGCGGCCAAGGCCGTGTCATCCGTGTATTTGTCCTTCTTCGTCCAGTGATTGGCATTCCAAGTGGTCGAATCCTGCGTGGCAACAACAATAGTCCCGGCAGAATAGGCAACTCCGCTGAGCGTGTACGACGCCTCCAAGATCCAGAGGTCATTCGCCTTGTAGGAAGACGGCTTGGTCACGTAGATGCTTGCCTTTCCGTCGGCCATGTCAAAGACGGAGGTCGGGACTCCGTTCAGTTCCTCCCAGCCGTAGGCATTGTTCTTCTTGCGGTAAACGTAGGTGTGCGTGTTTCCGTTGGCATCTGCAGTGGTGTTCATCCACAGGTCGCCAAGGTGCTGGTCACGCACGGTGTCGGAAGTCCATGCAGTGGACGGGTCTGTGGCACGATACCACGTTTCGGCCTTTCCGTCCACCTGCGTCTGGATGGTCTCAAGGTCTTGGGCGTATTCACCATTGATGAACTCCTGCAAGGCGTCCTCAATCATCGCCTCGGCATAGCAGTTCTGCGAGTAGTTCACAAGCGCCTTCTCGGACTTGTAGTATATCGTGAACAGGTTGGCAAGATGCTCCCTATCGAAGCCCTCCGTATTGGTGTTCAGATACAGATTGACCTCAATCAGGTAGTCGCGCAGGCCAAGGAAAGCATTCTCCAGCTGCGATTTGCCGATAACCCAGAACTTGAGGTGGTTGCCATTGAACAGCAGCTCCTGGGTATCAAATGTCAGCTCGGTTTCCACGCCCTCCGTGGCGCCGCAGTCCTCGGCCAACTGGAGCGTCTGCATGAACGTGCCGGCGCCGATATCCACCAGGCTTGCCTCGCCATTGATGTTCTCCCAGAGGGTGCGGATGTAGGACTTCTCCGAGGGGTCAAAAACGGTGTCATCGTTCATCCGGCCGATGGCTTCCTCCATTTCGTCAATCTCGGCGTTGATGTTGGCAATGGCCTGGTCAAAGCTCTCCTGCAGGCCTGTCAGCGCAGCCTGGCTTGCGTAGGTGTTGGAATCCACCCAAGCAGTGCCGTTCCATATCTTGAGCGTTTCGCCATTGCTCCACATATCGCCAATGGATAGCGTCACGCCGGTAGGGGCATTGGCGCCAAAGTAGTTCGTCCTCTTGCCGTCGGCGGTGTCCTGTGCGGCAGCTGCTGCGGCAAGGGCCTGGGCAATCGCCTCATCACGAATCTGCACCCATTTGTAGGTGCTTCCATCGAGCAGGAATCGGTACGCGAATCCGGTCAGCTTGTCATAGTACAGGTCACCAATATGCTGCTGCTTGAGTTCGGCAGTAGTCCATGCGCTCGCAGGGGAGTTGGAAAGCGTAGGCACGCCTTCGTAGTACCAAGACGTGATGTTGTCATCAATCTGGTCCTGCAGGTCTTGGATGGCCAGCTCGACGGCGGCTTCATACTCCTCAAGGTCACCGGCCACGGCCGCGATTGCTTCGTCAATCTCCGACTGCCTGGCGGTGTACCCCGCAAAGTTCTCGATGCCGGAAGATCCTGCTCCGATGGTCAACTTGCCCTTGATTTCAACGCCAAGGGAGCTGAACTTGATGTACTGCGAGTTGTCGGCCAGCTTCATGAGGAAATCACCAGTCAGCAGGTCGAAGTAGTTCACTCCGTCGGCCGAGCAGATCCTGTCGGTAGTGATACGGCCCGGGAGCACCTCCGTGTAGCCAAACAGCGGGGCAAAGCTACGGGTTCCCTCGTACTCGCTATTCAGGATGCCGAGCAGCAGGTGGTAGTAGCCGGAAACGGCCTCCATACCGATGGCCGTCTGCGACATGACGATATCGCCAGTGGCGCCATTCTTGGCCACCTTGGCGTAAATGTAGTAGGCTGCATCGGCGTCATTCAGCGCAGGGGATAGATACCTGCCGATGTTCCAAAACTTGTACTCCGAGGCATCGTGCGAGGACGAAAGAGTGCTCACGCCCAAGGTCATGTGCTGGAGAATCATCGAGCCACCAGTGAGGCCTCCGGAAACGGACAGTATCTTGGTCGTGCCGTTGAACGAAACGGCGAAATTACTGTCCACCGTGATGGGGGAGACCTTGCTGGTCACGAAACGGAACTGCAAGGACTCATCGCCAACGAGCATCTGCATCGTCTGGACGGATATCGGCGTGATTGAGCCGGAGAAGTGTTCAAAAGCGTCCTCCAGCATATCGGTCGTTTCCTTGATGTCGCGCCACCTGCGCTTTGTGTAGAGCACGGAATCGTTGACGCTCTTTTCTCGCAGCACTGGCTCGGCCTTGTACTCGTTCAACTCCGTCACGATGGAGGATGACACTGTCGTGTTCGATAGCGTCAGCTCGGGATAATGCGGCTTGTTGATGTACTGCTTAATGCCAATGATGCGGATGTTCTCTGCCACCTGCAGGAACTGCGTGTCGGAGAAGGCAATGACGCCGCAAAGCACCAGCTTGGCCGAAATGGTATTCCAGCTTGCAGCAGCCCACCTGCCATCGAGGACACCGTCAAACGTGAAGCGGGCATCTTCGTTGTCGTACATGTACCTGACGCACTCCTTGAGGAACTCCCACGATGCGCCGGTCTTGGACTGGTTGTCACAGATGTAGGCATCGGGCAGGGTGCAGCCGAAGATGGCGTACTTGTCACCGACAGCGGCCTTGAACGTGCTATCCGGCATGATGAATCCGTCAAGCTCTGCAGGCACAATCTCAAACGTTCTGGTGGCATGGTCGTACTTGCTGATTTCAAACTCACGGCCAGCAAGCATCCCGGACTGGAAGATGACGGTCATCGTCTCTCCCTCAATCATAACATCATTGTAGTTCAGTGCGGCCGGTATGCTGGAGTCGCTGAAACTGTAAAAGTTCTTCTCTGCATCATCCACAATCCAGCTGCTCACCTGGCCGACACGCTTCGGATAGCACTCCTCGTTTTCATAGCTATCCTCCGGCGCAAGGTCGGACAGATCCTTGTCGTTGCGACGGATGCTCGTTCCGGAAGCATCAGTAACGTACTGACGGGAGTTGGCAAGGACAAAGCCGTCCTCGCCCTCAAAGTGCTCACCATCATAGCGGATGGTCTGGGATTTCGGCAGCAGCAGGGTGCGGTTTCCATAGGTGGAATAGTCGATGTTCTTGCTGCCGCCCTGCACGTACAGGATATCGAAGGCTGTGGAGTTGTCGTAGTTGCTCCTGCCGAGGCCGGGCAAAAAGCCGTTCCCCTTGCCATAGGATAACGCCAAGGGGCTGTCGGTATTGAGCATCTTCTTGCCGATGGATATGGTCTTGCCGACAATCGACCACTCCGTCTCAAAGGTGTTCGCAATGGAGTCAAGCACCTCCGCAAGTGTGTTCATACTGAAGGACATTTCCTTCTCGCCGCCATCGATGCAGTCACCCACCGACCAGCCGGGGTTCCTCTGGTTGATGTTCGCCACGAGCATGGCCAGAAACTCCGAGGCCTTGGCAATCATATCGAACTTCAGCCTGCCGTCAACGGTGTGGCGGAACTTGTACAGGCCGAGCCGTCCGGCATCGGACTGAAGCGTCAGCTCATACTCAAACTTCCGTGTACCGTTCTTCTTGAAGTGCTCCGGCTTTAGCAGGTAGTACGTAGTGCCGTTAAACTCGCAATAGGCGCCGATTGGCAGCTCCAGGTACCCATTGTACTTGAACACCAGATAAAGTTCGTCTGCGCCCATTATTTGGCGGTTGCAGTACGAGGTGTCCTCTACCGCAACGTCAATGTATGTGTTGTCGTAATAGATTCTCATACTTAATCTCCTTCAAAGAAACAGAGGGTCAAATTGAACTTGCACCAGATGGCGTTACCGCGCACCTTGGCAAACTCGCGTACCTGCTGGGACTTGTAGTAGAACTTGTGCGACTTGCCTCCGTAGGTCAGTGTCTTGTAGCCTGGCGACGTGAGATCAGCAAGCAGCTGCAGATAGTTGCGCCAGAACGTGGTCGGCATATCGCCCATCATCAGGAACGGCAAGGTGACATCCTTGGCGCCCTTCACCACGGTGGTGTCGGGATAGCTGCGGCCGGCGGTGAACTGCGATTCGATGATGAGGTTCTTCTTCACAGGAGCTGCCTTCCCAAGCTCACCGACATAGCTTTCTATCGGGCGCATCGTGTAGGTGTTCACGTCGGCACCGTTGATGAGCATTCCGGTGGCCGGGAACGATATCGTGCGGTGCGGCTCCAGGCCACGCTCGTACACAAAGAAAATCAGCATCTGCTCATTGAAGTACATCGTCTCGCCGTTCATGGTCAACGGCCAGTTGATGCCGACATACGGCACCATGCCAGATGTGAAGGCAGCATCGAAGCAGAAGTTCAGCGTGAAAATCTCCATCCTGCGGCCACGCTGGTACTCGGCCGACGTGTCAAGGCGCAGGACGGCGGTCACGCCAATCTCCATGAAGAAGAACGTGTGATAGGCGCCGTCATACAGCAGATCCAGGAATGCGTCATACTTCGTCAGGTCGGTGCAGACAAAGGTTATGGCAACACCGTCCTTAGCGGCCAAAACGGGAGCGAGGAGGTCGGGTTCTACTCCGTCCTCCTCTGGCCAGTCCACGCTGTCAACCTTCTTCAGCGAGGGGAACTGAACGAGGGTGTTGTACCCCTTGTCCGTCACGCGCACGTTGTAGGTTGCGAGGGTGTCAATTCCATCAATAAACAGTGGCGACTTCATGGCATTCTATCGTTTGAGGGTTACACCATTCTTCACGATGCCTCCGGTGTCCGTGCGGATGGTCTTCACGTCACCGGCAATTTCCTCCACCTTGTCCTTGATATCGGTCGTGTCCTTGTGGATGCCAGCTACGTGGTTCAGGATGCCGCTGATGAAGCCCAGCATGTACGCCTGGATTGTACGAATCGCCTTGGTGGTTTCGTTCATTTCGTAGGTGTGCACCTGTATCGTGGTCAGCCTGGCATTGCTCTCCTCGACGGACTCCTGCGATGCTCCAAAAGCTGACTTTGTGGCTCCCTTCCTTTCCTCCTCTGCATTCTTGGCATCGATGAGACCGGCTTCAATGAGGCGCTCCCTCTCGGCGATGGCTTCATTGACGATGCGCTCACGCTCGGCCTTGAGGGCCGCAATCTCGGCTTCGGTCAGGGTGGCGCCACCTGCACTGTCGCTGCTCATGGCGTAAGCGAACTGACGATACAGATCCTTCAACCTGTCACGGTACTTTTCGTTGGCAAGGTTCTCAAGGATAGCATCTGACATGTACTCGCTGAACTGGTCAGCGAAGGCCTCCGCATCGGAATCCATATCCTTCAGCAGCGACTTGAAGTCATCGTAGAAGCTATCCCAACTTACGCCTGTCAGCTTCTCGTACAAGGCGAACTCGATTTCCTCCAGTTGACCTGCAAGTTCCACGTACTGCTCAATGTACTGGGCTGCGCCCTTGTAGCCGGCATCGGCCGCTGCAAGGACTTCGGCATAGGCAGATGTGGCATAGAGCGACACTTTCTTCATTTCCTCTGCAGTGAGATTGAAGAAAGCATCTGCGTCGCGGACTGAGCGGCCAACAACATTGGAAATGGCGTTCCAAGATGACCTGGACACCTCCGTGTTGATATGATGCTTCGAGCTATGAGAGCCGCCGATACCAAGGAAACCATTGCTCCAGGCAGCTGCCGTTTCCTTCATCAGCTTCCGGGTGTTGGCGAGGTTCTCCTGATACATCTTCTTGTTGCGCTCATAGGCCTTCTCGGCATCCTCATTCGTGGATTCCTTGTCCCGGATGGTCTCTTTCAGTTCATTGATGGCCTTCTGGAGCGATTCATTGGACTTGACCAGCTTGTCAATCTCTTCGTCCCAGATTCCATGCTCGCCCATGTGCGCAATCTCATCGGACATAGTGCCGAGCGTGAAGATGTTTGCAATCAGCTTCACAACGCCATTGAGAACGCCTTTGAGCAATGCGCCAATGCCGTCAATCAGGTGCGTAAAGATATCGTCAAGCAGGTTCTCCAAGATGCCTTCCACGGCATCGGCCACGCCTACCAGCAGTTCTTCAACAAGGTCACCGATACCATTCTCCTTGAACTCATCCAAGAGTGTCAACACCAGGCCGATAATGATACCCCAGATATTGCCGGAAGACTCGCCGGCTTCTCCCAACTTGGATATCAGCGAGCCAACACCGTCTCCAAGCTCTTTGAGCGCATCTTCGTCAATCATCCCGTCCTTGAGCGCGTTGCTGAGCAGGTCACCTACCTGCTTGGAAATGTCTTTTTGCAGATCCTTTCCGAGACCTTCTCCGAAGGCTTGGCTTATCCACTCGTTGGCCTTGGTTACCGCTTCTTCGGCAGTGCCGCTGAAGGAATCGAACAGCTTCGTGAACGCCTTGCTTGCCTCCTTGGCAAAGTCCTGCAAGTCCTTTCCTCTGGCAGCGAGGGTTTCAATGAAAGCATTGGCTTCGTTCTTCAGGGCCTGGCCACCGGAAATAATCATTCCAAGTTTCTGCGAGAACTGCGGACCAAGCATATCGACCAGACCAGACAACTGGCCGTTCATCAGTTTCTTGATGCCACTCTCCAGCGAGGAAACGGCTGAGTTGAACTTCTGCAATGCGGTCGTGGCCGCAGACTGGGTTGCAATGACCTTGGAGCTGGCGGCGTTGTAGTCATCGAGGGATGCCGTGTACTCCGTGAGCGCCGCGTCACGCCTGGTCTTGGCGGCTTCCTGTGCGGCTTGGTCGCCACTCTTGGTGGCCGCTTCCAGTTCCTCCTCGGCTTTGGCAAGGTTCTCGGCAGCAATGGCGAGGTCTATCTGCTTCTGAGTCTGCAATCCGAGAGCCATGTTGTAGTCGTGCATGGCGGCGCCAAGACTGGAGAAATCCAGTCCGGACAGACCGCCAAGCTGCTTCTCGGCCTTTGCAATAGACTCAAACAGAGCCTTCTGTTGGTCAAGGTCGAGGGACTTGAACTTGTCGCTCTTTGTGAACTCACGAAGTTCGTCTATGGTCTTCTGGAGAGGGCCGACAAGCACCAGGCCGAGGTCGCTGAACACCATGGACAGATCCACCTTGCTCATCAGTTCCTCGGCATCGATATCGGCCACCGCCTGCTTAAACTGCTGCTGGAGCTGCGCGACCTCCATGGCGCTGCCCTCCTGCTGGGCTTTCTTTATCCTGGCAGCGTAGTCCTTGGACAGAGCAAGGCGCTTGTCTTGGAAGCTGCCGTACTCCTTTAGGAACGCAGTGAACCTTTCACGCTCCTTCTCCGCAATCTCGGCCATGTGTTTTTCATCATTGTCCGCAATCTCGGAAAGGGTTTTATCATGCTTCTTCTTCGCCCATTCAAGGGCTTCGTCGATGGCTTTATTGCGCTCCTCCGTGAGCATGTTGTTTGCTGCCCAAGTAGCGCGAGTGGCTTCCAGCGATGCCTTCTCCCTCTCGTAGTCAAGTTCGGCCTGGCGGCGTTTCTTCTCCGAGCCGTCCTCAATGAGCGCAATCTCACTGTCTTGGTTCTTCTTGACCAGATTGATGTAGTCGCGCTGAATCTGCTCCCGGGTGCGCAGCCATTCCTCGGTTTCATCATTGTCACCATTGACAAAGGAACGGACTCCGGCCTTCTGGACAGCAGCTTCTGCCGCTTCGGCATTGCGGATTGCCTCATCCCACATGCCTTCAATGGCTTCGATGTTCTTTCCTGCTTCCGACACAAGCTCCGCTCCGGCACTCTGCGCAAGGCCCTCATAGTATTCACGCATCTTGCGCTCGCCCTCCGGAGTTAGTTCGTATATCGTCTGCGAGGATGTCCCCCAGTTTCCGCTGAACGTGGTCGTGGTGGACTTCACGTCACCTGCACCGAGGCCGGCCTTCTGCCAATCTTTCTGCCAGCCGTTGTTGCCAGAGAGAACACTATTCACCTTATCTCCGGCATTCTTGACCATATTCATGGCCTCAAGCTGCGCTTCGGCCTGCTTGGTATATTCCTTCTGGTAAAGCGTCTGAAGGGCAGTGGCTTCTGCCCTGGCTTTCAGCGCGGCAATGACAAGGTCGGTCTGCTCAATGAAGATACGGTCGGCATCATTCGTTCCGTCCATGGCAAAACCGAGTTCCTGCACCGCCTTCTTGTTCTTCTTCACCCACTCAACCTTCTCCGCTTCGGAGGCCATCTTCTTGTAGTCGGCCTGCAATGTCTTGTACTTGCCAATGACATTGCCGATGGCTCCGCCGACAGTGCGCTTGTAGTCATCAAAGCGCTCCTGCGTTTTCTCGGCCGCTTCTTCCAGCCGCTTCTGCTGCTCCTCGGCTTCCTTGGACTTCCGAGTCAGAAGGGCAATGGCACCGATGACGGCAGCGCCGCCAAGGCCAAGGAGTGCGCCATGCAGGGCAATGGTCGCAACACGGGCAGTATTGGCCGCAACTCCCATTCTGATGAGCGAGGTCGCGGTCTTTAAGTTCCAGCCATGCCACAACTGGGTGGCTCGGGAAACGATAGTGATTCTGAATGCAGATGTGGAATGCAGGGTGTTCGCCACCTGCTGCAAGCCAATGAGGATGGCCATCGAGGACTGCATCTTGGTCTGTACCTCCTGCAGCTTTTCCTGATCCTTTGTGAATCGGCCTACAAGACCGGACGCCACGGAGTAGGCGCCCATCAGGCCCTGCATACCGCTGAGCATTCCGGAGAATACGCCGCCGGCACCCATGGCCATGTTCTTCTGCTCCTGGGCAAACTGCTTCTGAACCTCGGTCAGCTGCCGCAGCCGCTCCTCCAGTTCATGGTACATTTCGGTTTCCTCCTCACCATCGAGGCGCATCTGCTTCATGGTGTTGGATATTCGCATCATTTCGGTGCGGAACGAGGACGATGCCCCTGTAGTCATCTGCTGCATACGGGTTTCGAGGCCCTTCAATGCGGCTTCCTCAAGGTCGATATCCTCCTTGACCTGCTTCAGCTGGGCATCAAGCGCAGAGTTGACTCCTGCGCCACCTGCACGCTGAATGTCTGCGAGAGTGTCCTTGTACTGGATTTTCAGTTCCTGCAGATACTTCTTGCTCTGCAGGATGGACTGCTTCAACTCGGAAATGCCGCCTCCGTCGAAGTTGAGTCCGGACTTGAACGCCTGCTGGAGCTTTCCGATGTGTGCGCCAGTCTGGTCGGCCGCTTTGTCAATCTTCTTGAACTCGGCAACACTGTCCTGCGCATTCTTCTTCAAGGAGGCGTTATCGAGGCCTATGCCGTAAAATGTACCGTCTGCCATAGTGCTACTGTCTATTCAAATCTGTCAGCCAAATCTGGGTTGTTTGCGTCGAAGGAATCGTCCCACTCAATCTCTCCCTTCGACCTTGTGTCATTCTTCCGATGCTTTTCACCGCCAACGGGCGGGATTGTGCTTGCAAGCATCACAAGATTCGTATAACTGTAACCGTACAGGACGTCGTGGATGGTCAAACCGAGACCCTTGGCAAGCGCCACGACCATCGCCCATACGCTATTGTTTTCTACTTCTCCACTTCCTCCGCTTTCCTTGCCCTCCGAAGCAGATTTACTTCTGTCAGGGAAGTGGTAACTGCGAAAAAATCAGTGACGGTTTTGATATCAAGAAGCTGCTTGATGACCGACATCATTTCAGTCGGAGTGAGGGAACAGAGAATAAAATCCGCCAGATGGTCGATTTTCTTCGATTTCCGGCGTTTTCTGAACAGGGATGACTGTTTGTTCGGCTCTGCTCCCAAAATGAGTGCAGCGGCCACTTTTCCGAGCGGCCTGCAATCGGGCGCGATGGCAAGCACCTCCGTAAGTACATCCTCATCGGACAGCTTGATGGCCGGCAATTCCGACATGTACTCCGACGCCTCAATGACAGTGGCCACGGTCGGCCGGGCAGCATTGAAGGTCTTACCACCGATGGTCAGCACGATGGGCCTGTCAAGGATGGTCTCAAGCACCTTCTTTTCGATTGTATTTTTCATAACGAGTGTTCTTTTACTGAAAAGCCGAGCAGGGCTTTCTGAACCCTGCCCGGCAGAATGATACGCGGTCTATTCCGTGACTGGTCTAACCGGTGCCGCCACCGTCTCCACCAGCCTGTACGGGCGCGGTCTTCTTGACCTTGGTGTACCACTTCGTGGTGGGGTCTTCGTCCACCTTCAGGATGTTGAAGACCAGGTCAACGAAGTTACCTTCCTCCTCGGACCAACCGGGCTTGTACTTGAGGGTGGCGAGAGGGGCTTCGATACCGAAGGCGCCAACGTTCTTCGGCTCCACCTTGACGGCGAAGTCCTTGTTGGGGACGTGAGTGAACACGTCCACGTTGCCGCTCGAAACGGAACCCACGCCAAGCAAGGCCTCCAGAGTGCCATCGGTTTCTATCACGCGAGTGGTCAGGGTGAAAGTCCCTTCCTGCTCCTCGTGAGCGACCTCGACACCACCAGTAGCCTTGGCAGAGAGGGCATCACCGTCTTGCGACTCAAGGACAGAAGACTTGTCCTTGATAGTGCCGACGCTGGTCAGGGAAACAGGCAGCGTGGTCGTTCCGGTGGCCTCTGCGACAGATATGGAGCACTTGCTCCATGCCATAATCTTACGTGCCATAGTGTATTACTGTTTTAATCGTTGATAGTGCTTCTTTTGTACGCGATGCGCAAGTTCACGCAGTGCTGCTCGGTGTTCTGCACCTCGTAGGTGTCAATCTGTTTGTCCGGCCACAGGTCGTAGTTCTCAATGGCAGCTTCCTCAATGAACGACTGGAGGGCGTGTTCCAACTCCTTGCAGCGGCCAATGTCCTTGACCTTCGCTCCGGAGTTGTTGTCGATGTTGTTGACGTAGGCGTTCACGTTCACAATGCCCTCCTGCTTCTGGCCGTCAATCCCTCCGACAAAGGCGACAAGAATGTCCTCCTTCTTGGAGTTCAGCGGCCGAGTGCCTTTCCGGTACACGCCTCCATCGATGGCGGAAGCAAGCGCGGACTCGGAAACGAGCGTGAAGATGTCGGCTTCTATGTCATTACCAGTCTTTCTCATTGCAGTTGCTTAATCATGTCTTGAATGATCCTGTTGGCATACGGCTTTGATGAGGCGAGCACGTCCTTGTTCTCCATTGCCTCCACGTAGGCGGCATACTCCATTCCGGCCACAACGAGCAGAACGAGACCTTTCTTGAACTGCTCCGTCCTCTGGGCCACAAGCTCGGAAAACTCCTTCCCGATCCGTGAACCCTCAGCTCCGTTCTTCACCACGTCGAATCCGCTCTGATAGATTATCTGACCTTCATCGAGGATGACGAAACCAATGGAGCTTCGGAGGTTGCCTGTATCGTCAAACCAGCTCGCTTCTCCGCTTCGGTTGCGGATGTAGTTGACCGTTTCGATTCCGGCAGCTATCAGTCCACGTACATACTGGCCTTTGAGCTGCTCCAGCCGTTTCGTAACGTACTGTTGAAACGTGTTTCCAACTACCTTCTTCGTGACGCCCATACTACTCTACGTAAAGCAGTGAATTGAGCTGGCGGAACGGACAATGCTTGACCTGCCCTTCCTTCACCAACGCCTTGTTGCAATCATAAATCCTGACGAACCGGCCTGTGTAGTCCTCCTGCGAGCCGTCCAACCAGACCACATACTCGAACACCTTGAACGTGCCGTCTCCATTCCGGAAGATGTTCGTCTTGGTGTTTGTCTCGTAGCGGCATTGCACCATTTCAGTCCAAGCCTCGACTGCGGGAATAGGCTCTCCTTGCGAATTTGTCCCTCCGCCCGTCGAGGTCTTGAACGAAATGAAGTGAGGTCGTAGGCTCAGCATGGCTACCAGTCTTTCAGGAACTTGATACCGGGTTGAACAGTTGCACCTGCCGGCTGCTCATCGCACTGGCGATAGATGGAGTTGGCGAGAGCAAGCAGCCTGTCCCTTTCGGGGATGCTGATGCTCAAGCTGCCCTCCGTCACGTTGACACCGGTGGCCACGGCCTTGTAGCAGTCGGCCGTCGCAAGACGGAACTTCTTGCTCCTGGCAATGGTCGCGGTGTACTGATCCGTCCCAGTGAGGCTGCGTTCAATGAGAATGGTCTCAAAGAACGCCGCCTTCAAAGGGTACGTCACCTTCGCCTGTAATGCTTCGAGAACAGTCATAGGGCAGAACAGCTAGGACTGGTTCATCAGCGAGCAGTCGATGAGGCCCATGCGGTTGGGCTTGTCGATATCCACCATCCATTCGCAGCCGTACTCGGTGGTGCGGCCTTCGTCGGTGCGGCGGGTTGCGATGAACAGGCCGTTCTCCTGCTGGGTGTAGGTCTTTCCGGGCACCTTGTCGGTAAGCTCGTAAGGGTTCTTCCAGCGCAGGTTTCCGATCTTGCCGTTAGGCAGCAGGGAAATCATGTCGGCAGGGACAATGTTGTGGGTAACGCCGTCCTGCTTCTTGACGTACTCTGCCTTCAGCTTGATGACCAACGGCAGCTCCAGGGCCTGGAACAGGTCGTTGACCATGGTCGGGGTGGCAGGACCAGAGGTGAACTGGTAGCTGCCGAACTTGCTGACGAACTTGGACTGGAACTCGGCGCAGTTCACGATGTGCTTCACGAACGTAGCGCGGCTCATTTCCATCACGGCAGCATCCACGCCTTCGCCACGGAGGGTTTCAACCTGGTCTGCAAGGTAGGAAATGAACTTGGATGCCACGGTGGCGGCGGGCTTCACCTTGTGCAGAGGGATGGTGGTCGAATCGATCTTCACGCCCTTCTGGTCAACATTGGAGTCCACGCCGGCAGTGCCGGTGAACTTGAGGTCGTTCAGCATCAGGTCGATGCGCTTGTGAGGTGCAAGGTAGCACTCGCGGAAATCTTCAACGAGGAAGTTGGCGATGTCATTGATGACAGAAGCCTCGTTCTTCTCGTTGTAGGTGTCGATGAGCACCTGCAGTTCCTCCAGACGGGCATTGTCCATCTGGAACTCCTCACCAAGGGCACCTACCTCGCCGACGCCCTTACGCATGGACTTGCGTACGCGCAGGGGCTTACGGGAGAACTTGTCGATGAAGGAACCGACAGTCACGGCGGTGGTGTTGCCGAAATAGGTCTTGAACGTTCCATCGGGATTCGCCTTCTTGGGGGTCAGGTAATCCATCCAGTCGATGCGGTCTGCATCGGTCAGGGTGACCTTCAGACGGTCAATGACGGCGGCGATAATCATCGGCTCGGCCATCAAACTTTCGATAGTGTAAATCATTCTTCGGTCCTCCTTGAACTAGATGAACATGAAACGGTCGGTCACGCCTGCCTTGTCTTCCTCGGTGAACGGGATATCGAGGTTGGCTTCGTCAATCTCGTAGGCCTGGGCGATTGCAGTGATGGACATGTTGTCCGCAATCTTACGGCGGTCGTAGTTGGCGAAGTTGGCCACGTGCTCGGCAACAGGAACGGAAGCGGTTGCGGCCTCCAGGACAGTTCCGGCATCCACCTTGGCGGCAAGAGAGGAAACAGTGAGGGTATCGCAATCGGCAGCGCTCTTGTCAATAGCGGTGACGGTAATGGAATTCGTGCCGTCGGACAGGGTGCAAGCACCAGTGATGTTGCTGCCCTTGGCAATCTTGATGGAGGTGGCTTCAGCAGCAGCGTCGGCCACGGCCACGGCAGAGAGCTTCACGAGCTTTGCCTTGGACAGGATGGCGCCAGCAGCGAGGGCCACAGGGAGAGAGCTGACGGTCAGCGCGTCGTAGTCCGCCTTGGACTTGTCGATAGCGCTGACGGTCACGGATTGACCCTTGGCAACGAGCAGAACATCATTCACCTGCACAAAGCTGCCCTTTGCAATCTTCAGGGAAGTTGCAGAGGCTTCTGCGGCTTCGTACACCTTGGAGTTCTGCACCACCTTGAAGGTGCGTGCGGCCAGGTCAACGACGATGGGGCACAGAACCGGGATATGCGACTGACCGGCGAGCTTCTGAAGCTCACCCTCGGCGATATTGAAACCACCGGACAGACGATACGCGGTGTCTATGCGATAAAGTTCTTTTTCCACCGGGAACGGGGAATCGTACTTTACTCCGGGCATAGTTGTACTGAATTAAGAATTAAACATGGGTTTTACTCTTTCGGCTTCTTGGCGTCCACAATCTCTTGCGTTCCCGCCTTGATGGCCTCGGCGAAGTCGTTTTTTTCGTCAGCCGCCTTTCCACCGCCTCCGGGGGGAGTCATCTTCAGGCCAGCGTCGGTCATTTCCTGCACGAGACCTTCGATGTCGGTTTTCTTCTCGGCGATGTAGGCATCAAACTCTGCATCATCCTTGAAGGTCGAAGCAACACGGTTGAAGTCCTTCAACTGGGAGGCCTTCTGCTTCTCCGGAAGCTTGTCAAGGAGAGCTTCGAAAGCAGCGGTGCGGTGCTTGAGCACGTCCTTGCTTTCAAGATCCTCGATTTTCTTCTTCAGAGCATCGACCTCGGTCTTGTTCTTCTCCTCCTGTTCCTTCTGCCAGGCCTTGAACTTCTCAAACGGGTCGTCCTCCAGCTTGACTTCCGGTTTCGGTTGTGGTTGGGGTTGGGGCTGCGGTTTCGGCTGTGCATTCACGATGCGCGTGACTGCTTTCTGCGACACCTTCAAGAATGGCAGAGCGAGACTGACTTTCGCCTTGATGTCATCGTCTGTTGCGTCTGGATTAAGACCGGATGCGATGCTTTCAACTGCCTCGGTAAGGTCTTCCTCCTTGAATCCCAAGTCCTTGATCTCGGGCTTCAAAATGTTCAATACTCTTGTCTTCATCTGACTTAAACGATTGGTTTAACATAAAGTCTGGCGCTTTTGCAAGGCGCCAGACTACTCGCAAACCTTGTGTACAGCTTGGCCAATCAAGTCAGCGTCTGGCAATAGCACTGCAAATCTAAGCAGAAAAATCTGTGTATTCAATACGCATTTTCAAATACCTTGCAAAACGAGGCGATTTCAGCCGCCCGAAAGACGCGGATGGTCAATGTATCCACCGAGGTGCTAAAGCGCGTCCTGCGGCCATTCCTGTGGCTATTCCGAGGGTTTTTCGGCTTGTCCGGCAAGTAGGGGAGTGGCACCACGCTCCTGGACATGAAAAAGGGCGGCAAAAGAACGCCGCCCAACACAAGGTCTGCGAGCCAGACCTATTGCCGACTAGACTTGTCGGGATGATTCAAACACTCCGTGTGATACGGCACCAGCCGTAATCGAGGGGCTTACAACATACCCCCCCCTGTACCACGGACATTGCAAGCACAGGTTGCGCGACTTCACCAAGCTGCTCATTTCTTCACCTCCTTCCTCTCCGGCTCCGGAAAGTAGCCTTTCTTCTGGAGCTTGTCAAACACCTTCGCCGCAATAACGAGCGATATCAGTGACGGGACGCAGAACGGAAACAGTTTGACTGAACCGTCCATGCCTTCCACCAGCGTGATGCCTATGAACGAGCAGCTGGCCCATATTCCCCAGGCAGTTTCCACCAGCCAGGTCTTGAAGCATCTTTTTTTCTGTTCCATAGTCTTTCGATTTAATGTTGTGCAAGCCACCAGAACCTTCTCACCATCTTTCTGCTCATCCGGTGTACGCTCTGCGAGTATTGGCGAGGATTGGTCGCCAGCTGCCTTGCGGAATCTTCCATGAGGCAGGTGTAAATGTCACAGATGGCACCGGGGGCATCCAGCTCCTCTTGCGACGCATACTCCAGAATCTTATCCAGCATCACGGTCTTGCGCTCAATCTCCTGCTGCATAAGCCCGATGACTCTCTCTCTGATTTGCTGCTTTTCCATTACACTGCCTCCTTCTTTCCAAAACGGATGAACTCTGCGGCTTTCTCGGCGCGGGCTGCTGCCCACACAATCATCCGGTTATCATTCTTCAGGGCCTTGATCCAGTTTTGCAGGTAGGCAGTTGAATTGCGAACGGTTGCCGCACACTCAAGGCCGGTGACATTGCAAAGCATCGCTGCGCCAAGCTCGGCCACAAGCTCCTCTCTGCTATAACTCTCGCTGCCAAAGAAGGCAAGTTCATCGATATCGCGGTTACACCGGCTCTCTCGTGCGGTGCTATGCGTCAGTTCATGGAACAGGGTGCTATAATACTGGGCCAGGACATCAAACTGGTTCATCTTCGGGCAGACCACTTCATCGAGCAGCGGAGCGTAGTACGCACGATTGCTCTCCTTGATGGTCAGCTTCAGGCCCTTCTCTCTGGCAAGATACCCGTCAACAACGGCATCAGCAATCTCGCTCGGAGCGTGGCGGGCAACTTCGGCCGTCGTGATCCTTGACTTCACGCCTTCAACATCGTCAATGTGGAAGACGTTGTAGTAGCGCAGCATCGGCCAGCGATGCACCTTCTCCTGCCCGTCCTCATCTGTGGTCTTATCTTCGAGCCACTTGAAAAACACCACGAATCCGGTCTTGGCTCCTTTCTTAATCTTGCCGCCATGGGCATCTATCTGGTTCTTAGTCATCCACTCGCCCGGCTTGCCGAGAATCATCTGGTTCAGCAGGCTATACGGGTTGCGAGAATCGTAGTTGATGGCGCCTTCCATCGTGCCGCTCCAGGGCTTCTTCCAAGGAATCTCGCCACCTTGCATCATTTCCACGAAACGGTCTGTGACCTTCTGATATACATCAAACATGGCTATTCCTCCTCATCATCGATATCATCATCTTCTTCAGTTCCGTAGGCCTTGGCGGCTTTTACGGCATCATCGAAGTTGTCGAAGCGCTGGAATCCGCAGACGGTTTCAATCTCGGCGGTGTCCTCATCAAACAAGCGCACCGTGTACATCTTCTTCGAGCGGTCGTAGTTGTCATCCTCTGTCACAAACGTATTGTTCGGGAACAGCTCTGACACCATCGTGGTGCCCCAGAAGCGCATCGTGTCGGCATCGAAAAAGTGCTTGCCAGCAGCTTTGTGCAGGCGCTTCACGTCATCTATTGTCAGTCGTGCCATGATTACACCCTCCTTCCTTCAAGCGCGGCCACCACATCGAGGATGGTGGTCAGTGATTCAACATCCAGGTGGTACGTCTGTATGCTATTGTGACCAGCATACTTGTACAGCGGAGTGGTCTTGTCTGTGCTTACCGCATCGTAGGCCGTTCTCGGCTCATTCTTGCCATTCACGGTGTGCGTGATGGCCCGGAGTTCAAGCAGCTGGCATTCGCCAACCTTGCCCTTTTCCAGAATGACATCGTGGGCAACGAAACTGATGCTACCACCATTGGCCACGACCTCCTCGCGGATGCCGGCCAACATCTCCTTCCGGAGTTCTGCGATGCGCGCCCTTGCGGCCTGGACATCGCTCTTGATTTCAGTGTACTTTCTCATGGCTTATCCCTCCATCGGCTGAACCATACCATTGCTTTCCGAGAACGTCACCTCGCTGCACAGGACTTCATACATTTCATGCTCGACGCCGGCAATGTTGATGTATTTCACGCGACGGAGACGGCCATGCACGCGAGCTACCATTCCTTTCTGCGCATGGTCAAATGCGCCAGGAGCGCCCCATGCACAGCAGTTGAACCATGTTACATCAATCACCGCCTGCCCTTCCTCATCCTTGCTGGATGCTTCCGTGACCACGCTGAAGCGGATGACTTCTTTCATTTCGCCATTCTCGGCTGGAACGTGCTGCCGGTTGACCTTGCCAACCACTCCAAGCAGCTCTACTTTGTTAACGAATTGCATAATCAAATCTATTGTCTATTGTCAAACTTTACGATACCTTGGCCAGCAGCTCCTTGAACGTGTCCACCTGCGGAAGCAGATTCTCCCTGCGCTTGGCAAAGAAGGACTTCCAACCCCAGACCACGAACTTCAACGGGCCGAAGCCGTTGCTTGCCTTGACCTCTCTGGCCAGCCTCTCAGCCTCTGCCTTCGTGAACCAGACCGGGTTGCTGAAATCACCAATGAGCACGTCAGCCTTGCTATCTCTCACGCCCAACTGGTACTTGCAATCCTCGGTGGCGACGATGCAGTTGCATCGAACAAGCATCGGGGCTTCTATGTGCATCGTGCAGATGTCTATCTCCTTCTGCACCTGTTCGAGCAGATCCGTAATCATCTGCTTCTTTTCCTCTTTCGTGAACATGACCTTTGCTCCCATGACTATTTCAGGCTATTGATTATCTTCTGGATGCGGGCTTCATACGTGGCTACCGTGTCCTCCGCAAGCGTGGACGTGTAGGTCATACCGTTCTTCTTGACGTCCAGCCCCTTGATGGTCTCGGCCATCCGGACGAAGTTCATTCGCATATTCGAGGCCTCGGCCCTCTGGGCATCGAGCGAAAGCAGATCCAGAATGTCTGCCTCGTACTGGTTCATGTCCAGCTCCTTTGTCCAGTAGCAGGGCATCGGGCAAGTACCAAAGAACTTGTGATAGCGCTTCTTGCCGCTATTGTCAACGATTTCAATGAGCAGACCGATGGTCTTGAACTCACTGTCCTTTACAAGTGTTGCTTTCATATCTATCGTCGTTTTGGGTTGTTTGAATCATCTATCACAAAATTAGTTGTTTTTATGTTAATATGCAAATATAAAGCAGATGTTTATGCTGATTTTCTGCTGATTTTTTGCGGCAAAGTGGACGGAATCGCGGTTTCCGGTGTGTGCGGTTGGGATTTTTGACAGATGCTGATTTTTTGGCGAGAGGTGCAGATTTTAGGCAAAAACGAAAGTAGGCGCCCAAAATCGGGTGCCTACCTATCAAGATTTCGCCTGCGCAGACCTACGTGCGTGATGCCTTACTGACGTCAGTAGTATGGCATTCTCCTCTCCAACCAGTCTGCTAGTTTGCAGAGGTCGAGCAGAAGACAACACGCTGCCAACCACAGATTGAGCGCCGGGAGCGCGACCTGCAGGAACCACCTCCACACATGAGGGTGGAGCATTTCGCCGTGCCTTACCAGCCATCGGATGTCGAACAGAATATGCACAAACACAACAACTGCCGGCAGTGCATATAGGAGCAATATCGTCTTTGCGTTCATAGTTCGCCTCCTTATGCTGCTTTCCAGGCGTTTTCAACATACTCAAGGTTCGTGGTCACCCACCATGGCTGCGTTCCTCGGCCGATGGCGCCTTCCATCTTGTCACGGTTCTCGCGGCAGAACTCCTTGAAGGCCTCCGGAACATCGGTGACAGTATTCTTTGAACCGAAGTCCTTGCCGTCCTTCACCCATTGTGCGACCTCCTCCGGGGTGGCCATGATCCAGGTTACATAGCACCGACATTGAGGATGCCAGCCGCTGCCGAAGTCGAAGTCCATGGGGTATCTGCCCTTGAGCCGTTCACAGACCTCGCAGGGATACGGCGTAGTGGAGCGATGTATCTCCTTGCCAACAACAATAGGCACCTGGCGCATCTGCGTCTGCTCGGCCGTCCGGTACGCACTGTTGATGGTAGTTCTGGCCAGACGCATCGCATTCTTGTACGCTGAGCGATATCGGCCTTCTCCTGCGATGTACGCCTTGGCACGCTTTGACAGCTGGAGCTTTCCATTCTTGTCACGCACCCTCCGGAACAGGGCCGTGGGGTCATTGAGCAGTGAACGGATGCTGCGACTCAAGCTGGCTGCTGACATACCTTGCTGAAGGGCTTCTCCAAGCTTGGCGGTCATGGCCAGCTCCACGTCGGACTTGAAGTCCTCTGTCAGCTTCCAGATCCTGCTCGACAGCGACAGGCCGCTCTTGGCCACGCTCTCCTGGAACGACTGGTATGCCGGAGACCTGCCAAGCAGCTTGCTGAGCGTGCTGGGTTCGATTTCAGACAGTTTCACACCGAGGATGGACGGAAGTGCCGACTCCACGTACTTGCGCGAAATATCAGCACTTTTCTCCCATTCCACACGGTTTGCCGTCTCGATGGTGGCATAGAGTTCACGCGCCAGTTTGCGTGTCACCTCATCCACTCTCTCCTTCAGCTCGGGAAAGTCATCGAAGCGGAATGCCTCTCCCTCTGGAAGGTCGGAGCGCAGGGCAAGTTCCGCATACGCATCAAGCGCCTGCGCGTAGAGCCGTTTCAGCTCCGCGACATAGCGCTCAATGCGTCCATAATGCTGCTGGTATGCCTTGCTCTGTTCCATAGGCTATGCTATTTCTCCTCCTTCTCCTCATCCTCGGGATTGGTCTTTTGGGCACCAGCAGTAGCACCGGGGAACAGTTCCACCATTCTGTCCCTCTCGGTGCTTTCATCCTGCTGGGCTTTGATGCGGGCCATTTCCTCATCGACGTCGGAAACGAGGCCGGATTTCTCGATTGCGGTGCGCTGCGACAGAATCGGGCCACCAGACGCCTTTTCGTAGGTGTTCACGGAGTCATCATCATCGTTGAAGCGGAACGGATTTATGACGTGCTTGACCTTGAGCTTCTGAATCTTGCCGTCCCACGCGGTGTTCATCTTAGCAAGGTATGCCTTGATGATGTTGCACTCCCTATCAAGGTATTCTATGACGTCCCACTTCTCCAGGCCAACCTTCATGTGGTCTCCTGCCACGAGCATCTGCATGGCCTTGGCATTGAGCGCACCGCAGGCCTTCAGGTTCTCCAGTGAGATATTCGACAGCTGCATGGACTCAGCCATGTTCTTCTTCAGCTCATTGACGTAGTACTCCACGTTCTCCGGCGTGATGGCAGGAGAAACGGTGTCAACATCACCACCAAGCTCCACGTTGTAGAACTCCCTGGCCTGGTCACCTTCTGGCTTCTCGCCATTGAGCAGCTGGCCGACAAGCTTCACGAGCGGATGGCTATTCTTACGCACGACATCGGAGTTGCGGGACAGCGTGAACTCCACCTCATCACGGTTATTCGGCACGTTCTCGAACAGGGCCTTGGAACGGTAGCCATAGATGCCCGGTATCTTGTCAATGATGAGCGATTCATCCATGATGACCGGCTCGAACTTGAGCTTCGTGTCGGAGCTGCGCTGCCACTTGTAGTGGGCCTTCTTTGTGTAGCACTCAAAGTAGGTTACGGTCTTGGTCTTGGTGCGCTTGACATCATACTCGAACGATATCGCCTGGCACTTGCCATAGTCATCGGCAAGGAAGTAAATCTCGGCGCTGGCCAGGCCGGATTCCTTGTACTCCATCGGAGAGTAGGAACGGCACTTCAGGTGATATGGCGTCTCAAAGCCATAGTCGCTGTGCTTCGCTTCTTCTTCCTCCTTAACCGTGTACCAGATGGTCAGGGCTTCACAGGCGGCAAAGAGGGAACGGAAGCGCTTCATGTTCTCTCCGTCGATGCGGTTATCCTCATACACGGCCTCGATAGCGTCACGCATCTTCCTCTGCTCTTTCTTCTCGGCAGCGGAGCCCTTGAACACGTACTCTCGCGTGGGCGGGATGGTGAACATCATTTCCAGCAGGCGGTTGACAAAGATGCGCTCGGCATCGTAGGTCACCCTCGCCGACTTCTCAAGATAGTCCTTGCCCTTCTTGTCCTTGGGCCGGCGCTTCTTGTTCGTGATAATCTCGTGCAGGTCGGGATAATACTGCGAGCGCAGGAACTCCCAGGACGGCACTTCTACGGACTTCTCTTTCAGCAATTCGATGACCTTGGCATCGTCATGCTCCGGCGAGAATATCTGGCCGAGGAAACTTCCCTCAGCATACTTGGATGCCGGTTTCTGTTCTTTAACTTCTTTTGCCATATCTGTTCGGAATAATCGTTACTATGTAAACAATACACACTTTCTGCTACCAAAAATCCCTCATTACGTCCTCTGTGGTGAGCTGCGAGGTGTTCTTCATGCGCATTTCCATGATGCCGGAGCAGCAGTCCGGGCCATCATCATGGTCGTTGTGGCCCTCCTTACGGTAGGACTTCATGTCGCGGGCGAACTCCGGCCACCTCTGCTGCCAGTCCTCGGGAAAGAACAGCATGTTCATTACCTCGGCACTTCTTGAGAAGATCCTGACATTTTTGTTTCCTGTTTGGACGAAAGTGTGGAAGCGCGTTTTCTTGTTGCCTAAACCGCGGCAAATGCCTTCCACGTTCATGGCAATGACACGCCCGCCGTTGTTGCTCTCGAAGTGGCAGACTTCCACCTTGTCGATGGTCATCATTTCCGCGTGCTTTTGCTGCGTGAACTCCACCGGCTTCTTCGTGTACAGGATGTTTATCACGTAGTCGCCAATCTCAGTTTCGATGTAGTCTATCGAGCAGTACCAGTCAGATCCGGTGTCGGCGGAGTCCGTGTAGTTCTTTATCACCCACGGCTTGCCTTGGTGCTTGGCCGGAAGCACAGAGTACGTGCGGAAGCGGGTGTACATCAGGCCCTCAAGAGGTGTCGGGTTCTGCATGTACTGGGTTTCAAACACAAAGTTATTCACCTTCCGCAGCGCGTACAGCTCCTCCAGCGTATGCTTATGCGTCCACAGGGCCACGTCCTGGCCGTTCTCGTTCTGCTTGATGACCGGGATGCTGATGACGGTCCACTCGCCTGGCTCCACCTCCTGCAGATAGCCACAGAGGTCGTGTTCGTGCAGCCGCTGCATCACTATGATAATGGGCGTGCGGCGAGAGTTCACACGGTTACGGATTGTGGTCTCAAACCGTCGGTTGACTATCTCACGGACGTTGTCGGACAGAGCGTCTTCCGGCTTCAGGGGGTCATCGATGACGATGGCGCCTGTGAACTTGCCCGGATTGAACACGGCAGTGTACTGATCCAGATACTCCTCGCTGACCTCTCCGTCCTCGGCATCAGTAGCACCAGCACCGAAACCGGTAATCTGGCCAAGCGTGGACGTGGCATACATTCCTCCTCCTGCGGTGGTGTCCCACTTGCCCTTGGTGTCACGTCCGGGACGGATTCGCGCGTCAAACAGGCATTGGAACAGGGGCGAGCGCATGATGTCCTTTATCTCCTCGGAGTTGTCGAGCGTGAGAGAGCCGGAATACGACAGGTGCAGAAACTTGCAGGCAGGATTGATGGCATACCCAAACGCCATAAACTGCTTCGATACCAGCTCGGTCTTTCCGTATCGTGGTGCGATGTTTATCATCACCTTCCGCAGTTCTCCCCTCACCACCTTGTCCAAAACGTCACATATCAAGTCGTGATGCTCGCCGAAGATGAACGGCGTCTTGTGCATATGCTGAAACATCTCCTGCGTAAATCGCTTCACAGAAGATGTCATCAGCTGCTTGTGGGCTGCTCTCAATATGTCACGCTCCGAGCGCTCCATTGACTATTGCTTGGACTCGTTCTTCTTTGCAAGGAACGCAATCTCCTCATCAGTGAGGGGGCGCAGGACAAGGTCTTCTCCATCCTTGCCGGTGTGCTCCAGCCGCTGCTTGTTCTGCCAGTGTTCAGGATCCTGATTTGACTGGTAGTGGATGATAGCGCCAAGGCTCGGCATGACGTGCTTGGTCACCTCCCTCTGGGCGCGGATGACTACCTTCTTGGTGTCATCGTCACGGACGTACTCGGTGGTCGTTTCCGTGAAATCAAATCCTACTATCAACTTGGCCAGCGAGTTGGAGCACTGCACCAGACGTTTCTCGCGCAGGGCCTCCTTGGCATTTTCAATACCTTCGGCAAACTCGGCATACCGCTTCTTCCAACGACCAAAGGTCGTTTCGTCCACTCCAACTATCTCACAAAGCTCCCTTTGAGTGTACTCATCTTCGGACAGAAGCTTGAACACCTTCTTTGCAACTCGCCTAGAATACTTCATCGGGATGCTCCTCCTTGTACTTTTTCTTCGCCAACAGCTGGGTTCTGGACTCCCATGCCTGCTTGTACTCGGTGTTTTCAAACAACTTGGCGAATCCGGTGACGTATTTCAGCTTCAGCAGCTCCTCCGGCTCCATGCCGAGCTGGTTGCAGATATCCTCATCCTTCCATCCCTGGTCGAGCAGCTTGAACACCATCGAGGACATGCCCTGCACCGAGTGCTTGCCCCTGGCGCGATTGTGACGGACGGTTGCCGCCATTCTCTCGTTGATATCCTTGTCAATGACCACGATGGGCAGCATGCCGTGATTGCGCTCCCGGATATCCTTGTTATTCTTGCACGTGAAGTAGCGGTGGAAGCCATCGACAATGATGTACTTCTTCTTGGAATCGTCCCAGATGGTCACGGTCGGCTGCGTATAGCCGTCATTCCAGATGGACGTGTACAGCAGCTGCATTTCCTTCTGAGCGACAGAATTCGGGTTGTAGTCATTCGGCTCCACCATGTCGATGGGCACCCATATCACAAAATCGACGGGCTGGGCCTTATTCGGGGACAGCTCGTGAATGAACTTGCAGAGCGCGTTGCGGAACTCCAGCTTGTCTGGTGCGGCCTCAAAAGCGGCCCGGATTTTATCTTTCAATTCTTCCATGGCGGTTACTTGTATTGCGTGAAACAAATGGCAACTAGGGCCGTTCCGTACTTGCGGCCGACCTTGTGCGGCATGATGTGCGTCTGCACGTCCTTCAGCTCGTATTGCTTGTACGTGCGCTCGTGAAGCTCTTTCAGGGCGGCGTCAAGCTCCATGGCGAGGTCTTCTGCCTCCATCTTCCCGGAGACCTCACAGACCAAGCCTCCGATTTTCTTGCGGCCTTCGTAGAGCCAGCCCCACGTGATGCCGGCGCAGATGAAGTCGCCCTTCTCTCCGTTGGCCACGGCCATGATGGTCATCATTTCCGAGCCGAACTTGGGCAGCTTTGCCTCCTCGCGCGGAACCTCCCTGGCGCATGCCGGAAGGACGGATGAGTAGGTCTGGATATTGAAATCCGATATCCCTGCATCGTGCAGGGCCATATGGAACGAACCGGCGTGCACCTGGTTGTCTGAATCGCCAGATCCATAGGTGACGAAATACTTGGCCGGAATCCTATTTCGAGTGCTTCTGCTCATAGTCTATGTACTTGTTTTGGATTGGATACTTTCTCTTGCCGTGCTTCTTCCAATAGCGCCACTCCGAGAGGGCTATCCCCGCATTGAAGTTGGCTATGAGCGTCAATGACACGTCCGAGCGCATAATCTCGCCCACGCATACCTGGCAGAAGTCTTGATACAGCAGGGCGTTCTGCCGATACAGCTTCGCCTTGGGCGAGTTGAAGGCCTTGTAGAATATCGGGCGGTCATGCTCGGCAATGAGGTGCTCAAGCAGATAGTCACGATACTCCTCCCAGCCGGAGAACATGAACGGCAGATCCTTTACCGCGAACATATCATCCTTCAGCTGGGACGCAGTGCTGATACCAGACAGCCTCCGTGTCAGTCGGTTGTACAGGTCACTCTCGATTTCCTGCATGATGAACAGGCTCCGGATGGCGGTTTCGTGGGTGACGTTGCTGATACGCATTTCGCGGATGGGAACACCGTACTGGTACATGTAGTTGTAAATCGGGCAGTACTCAAAGCCGTTGTCGTGGATGAACTTCCAGACGTCGGAATACTGCCAGTCGTAGATGGGATTAAAATCCCACTTGAACTTGCTCCTCTGGGCGCACCAGATGCACCACTTGTACGAAGGATTGCCCTCCGTGGTGGCGATCTTTCGCTTCGGGCTTTCCTCGCAGCGCATGCCGAGAAGGGCGGCTACCCTCTGGCCCTTGAAGTACTGCTGGGGCAGGATGTCCATCATGGCGTAGAACTCCTCCTCCTTGCCGGTGTCCTCCCACTCAGTGATAGCGATATCCTCATGCGGACGAATCCACTCCTTGCCTTCTTCCCAGCAGTGAAGCCACGCATCGGTTCCTCCCGCTGCGTTGTTGATTTTGAACGGAATCTGATACCACATCGGATTGACCTCCGGCATGTGCATGACGTGACGGATGTACTCGATGTTGTTGTCCCACTCGGCTTCCTGGTCAAAGAAAAAGACATTGACAGGAAGACGGTTCATTTCCCTGGCCACCTCGATGGCAAGGTGCAGCACGACCGTGGAGTCCTTTCCTCCGGAGAAGTTCACAACCACGTTGTCGAACTCCCGGAATACAAAGCGTACACGCTCCTTGGCCGCTTCATAAACGTTCTTTCCAGTGTAGATGTTCATTTCTTCAGATTCTGCTTGTGGAGCTGCTTTGCGTAGGCATTGACATCGGAATCAAGGCCAATAGCATAGTCTCCGTTTTTCAACATACGGTAGTTGATGTAATCAGCACAAGCATATGGCGGTCGCTCCTCGGCCATGAACTTGCGCATTCCACCTTTCGTGCACACAAAGTGCAGGGCAAGCGAACCATAGAAGTAGTAATTCGTGTATCCGTTTATGTAGGCAGTCATTGCCCACAGGTCATCGAACATGTACTTCTTGGCCGGGAGTCCGCGCATGAGAGCGGCGATCTTCTCGGCATAGACCATGCCGCCTCCCTGATAGCACATTATTTGTGACTTGAATGTATCAGACATGTTCGGCACCTTCTCCGCCAGAAGCTTGGGTGTTCTTGCCCAATTCGTGAGTACGAAGCCCGTTCCGGGGAGCAGAGCTTTCTCGATAGCCTTTTCATAGTGCGTGTGTGGCGTGAGTAGCATATCATCATCTAGATTGATATAGATATCGCTTCGGATTTCCTTCAGCAGATTGACACGCGCCGCGTGGCATCCAATCTTCTCCGGAACGACCACTATTTTCGAGAAGCGGTCCGGGTGTTTCAGCTGGCCGATTGTTCCAAGGTAGTCTTGGAAATACAACGCGAGTTCATAGTCGGCATAGCCATGGTATAAAATGGAATCAACAAGGTCGTTCAGTTGCTCGATCCTGTCGCTTACGGAAATGATTACAAATGTCTTTTTCATATCGGCATTACTTATAAAACCATGAAGCTATGCCACCGACACTCCAGTAGCATAGCGATACATACCATTTCTGCGGCCAGTTCAAATCCACGCTCAGCGTCCTGGCCTTCCATAAGCCGAGCCTGTAACAAAGCTTGTGCGCTGCCCACTCCCGGATGAGGCTCTTTCGGGTGCGGTGCCCCACCACGTCCTCGTATTCCGGAGTGTGCTCAAGACCATCAAGCGCGGCCAGAAACTCTGACCGCGACATGAGACTACTGTCCTTGACGTTGATGTTTGCCATAGCTACAAGCTTTTCTTGGTGGTGAGAAGGCTGAATTCAGCCGTTTTCAGGAGGTTCAGGCCAGGTTGTGGGGCGAGAGTACCCTTCGAGAATAAAAGGACGTCAGCGGACGTTTTCTTGCTATTCACGACGCGCTTGATGTCTTCCGCGTCAAGCCGCTCGGCATTCAGGGACACAATCACGTCGATGTTCTCGTACGAGAGGTTGCCGACACGCTCCAGGTGCAGCCGTCCCTTCAGGTTCGGCCGCGCATCGAGAAGCTGGATGAGCGCCTGCTTCCGATTGTCCACGCCGTGGTAGTCATTCAGTCCAGCAGCTACCTCGAACAGTCCTCCGTTTCCGCAGCACAGGTCGCAGACCTTCTTGTCCACTGATATGTGGCCTGCGAGGATGTCACGCACTGCATTGTCATAGAAGATGTCGTAGCTGGGGACAAAGTCGGTTTCGTCGATGTAGTCACGCTTATACTGGTCTCTGTTCACAAGGTCGCAGACCTCCGGGGTGGGATCCATGTCCCAATACTTGTAACCCCACAGATAGAAGTAACGATACGTCTTTGAGTAGAACCGGCCTTCCCGGGAGTTCTCACGTATGAAGGTCACGAACCACTTGAAGCGGTCGTAGTCGTTCTGGTCGCTGCGCAGGCAGTACCAGTGAGGGATGCTGGCCATGGACTTGGCGAAGTGCCAGTCATGGGTCTGAATGAATCTTTTTGCTCTTTCGAAGTCGTTCATAAATCTACTTGTCAAATTTCTTTATCTGGAACTTGAAGCCGCAGGTCGGGCAAGTGACGTCTGCCAGATCCTGCGCTTTCTTTTTCTGCTCAAGGCCATCCTCAATCTTCTTCTCGGCCGCGGCCACGTCACGGCTGGTCGTGATGGAGTTCTGCTGCGTCGGATTGAGGTTCGGCTTGAAGTCCTCTCCCATCGCCTTGGTCTCAACGTCCCAATCTTTCGTGTCCATATCCCACTTCTCGGTCATGTACTGAAGGGCGGATTCGTCCCACTCCAGGTTCTGCTCCGCAGTGGCATTGTCGGCAGTTGACATATCCCTGCCCTTCTTGGAGTCCAGCGACAGATCCTTCCTTTTGACGGCAACGAGCGTGTCAGCATCCGCGTCCACGATGATGACCTTCTTCACGCCCTCGGCCTTGGACGCCTCCTTAGACTTGTTGCCAGCAATCAGGCGATTGTTCTTATCGATGAGCACGGACTTTCCGGCACCCAGCTCACGGAATGACTTACGCAGCAGCTCCTGGCCATGGAGCGTACCGCGGTTGGCGTTGGCGTTGTCAAGAATGAGCTGGTCGATATCAACCACCTCGGCCGTTTTCTTATTCTTCTTCGTTGCCATGGTCTTCCGGGAAAAATTCAGTGAAACATCTGGGGCAGATGACTGCCGGCGCCTCTGCAGCATCGAATTTCTTGGCCTGGCTTTCCGTGGCCAGCTCGGCCTGCTCCTTCTCCAGTCCCCAATCCTCGCGCTTGAAGCCGAACTCCTCTTCTGCCTTCTTCAGGGCCTCCTTGTTCCAAGACAGGTCTGCCTTTCCGACAGCGTTGTCAGCAAGGGCCATTTCACGCCCCTCCTTCGTGTCAAGGTCTATGTCTTTGCGCCGCACGGCCACAAGGACTTCACCTTCTGTTTCTACGAGCAGTACCTTCTTGATACCCTTTCTGACAGAGGCCTGCGCGGTCTTGTTCCCTGCCATCAGCTTATTGTCCTTGTCAAGCAGGACGGAGCGGCCGGCGCCGAACTGCTCAAGGGAGCGATCCAGCAGCTCGCGGCCTCTCTCCGTTCCGGCATTGACGTTTGCATCGTCGCTGACAAGCTGGTCGATGTCGATTTCTTTGATTTCGTATTCCTTCATAGCGCGGTGGATAACAAACATAAAGCACCCCTGCCACGGCATTATGCCGTAGGGCGGAGGTGCTTGTTGACAATAGATTTGAACTCCGAATTAAGGAGCGTTGCAATTATAATCATTTTTCAGCGATTTTGCACCATTTTTGGCCTAAAATCGAGACAAAGATATGTAATTATTACACATTTTCAAACATTTTTAGGCAAAAACCGACTTACGGGGATTCCGGTTACCTTGAACGTGTCCAAGTTCATGTAGAAGCCGCGCGTGCTGATGACTGCATCCTTGAATAGCTGCCACAGCAGACTCCCGGCCAGCTGAACGAGTGCGGAGTTCACGAACAGATCCTGCTTCTCAAGGGCCTCCGCCACTGAGCAGCTAGGGCCGGAATCCTTTTCGTCCACGAGCGTGTAGTCAAACTCCTCCGTGGCAAGGGGGAGAATACCGACCGGCCGATAGGCGTCCGACTTGGGCTGGTCAATCTTGGCACTGCCGAGGATGGCCTGGCCAGTACGCTGACCGTTGCCAAGGTCGAGCCAGTAGTACGTGGCGTTCTCGGGAATCATCGGAGCAGACCGCTTGCGCAGCTCGGCGAAGTGCTTGCCGATTTCCTCCCTGGTCTTGATGTTGTCAACACAGGTAATGACAATATTCGCCACTACAGAGGCAGAATACTTCTTCGGTTCGGCATTCCAGTCTAGGCCGAAAAAGCGGTTTATACGCGTGATGAACGCCTGTGCCTTGTTCAAGCCAATCTCGCCATCGGAGAACAGCTGCCGGCCGATGTTGGCTTCCGTGACCGTGTCTGGGTCGTATGCGGTCACCTTCAGTCCCGGATGGCCCATTGCATACAAGGCATGGTCTATCCTGGCGAGGGCTGAAAGCATCTGACAACCGCTGCCACCAACACCAACGAGGTCGATGCTGATCCTGTGGACGGGATTCAGGAAGTAGGGTGCAACAAAATGCACGTAGGGTTTCTTTTCTTTAGACATGTTACTTTTGTTCTTCTGTGTTCTGTTTCTTCTTTGCCTGCTGCTTTTCGTATGCGTCAATGATGAGACCGAGCCGATAGGTGGCTGCATCGCCCAAGACAACGATAATGCGGCGCTCCGTCGATGACAGCTGGCACTTCTTCTGGAGGCACAGCTTGTACTGCTCGGCAATGTAGTCGGCGCTCCATTTCACCCTTTCATACCCCCCCTCCTGAAGTACCTGCCATGCTCGGCTGCTGCCCTCTCTGCCTTGTTGCGCTCCTCCACATAGGCACGCATTTCATCGCGGACGCACTCCACGAACAGCTCATCCATCGTGACTATGGTCTTACCCCTCTTGGTCATGGCTCATCGTTTTACTGGTTTCGGCAATCTCTTTCTGGAAAGCAGATATCTGCTCGCGGATGTGCTGCTGCGTTTCCTCATACTGCTTCAACTGCTCCTCCGAGTAGCGGGGTGCCCCGAGGCACCAGTTCTCGTAGTTCAGGCGCTTCATGCTGAAGTCGTGAGGCCCACCTTCCATTTCCTGCTGGGTCAGCTCGATGGTGTGAACGCGCAGCGTGTAGTCAAAGTACTTCTCGAACTCGCCCACAGGCACGTCATTGTCAATGTCGTAGCGAATCTCGGTCATGTTGGCAGAGAACCCATCCTCACCAAGGATGACGATATCTCCGACTTCCTGGCGCGGCCAATAAGCATCCTCAAAGGGAATGTCATGCTTCTTGCAGAACTCCCGAAGATAGTCATTGCAGACCGCATTCCAGCGAGTTTTCAGGAGGTCTTTCATTCCGCATCCTCCTTCTCCACGCCCTTGAGCATTTCGCGGATGTAAATCTGGTCGGCCAGATCCAGCGTGCTCTTTCCGGACTTGATTTCCTCGTAGGCCTTGGCCATCTTCTCGGGCTTCCACAGGCCCTGACGATGCAGGCGCTCCCACGGCCCGTCCGATGCGACTATGTTCTTTTCCTTGTAGAGCTTTTCAAGGACAGCTCTGTTCTCCTCGGCCACCTTCATGGCCTTCTCAATCTTTGCTACCTGGCCGGCCTTGCCGGTGGTGGCGGTCTTAGCATTCTTTGCCATAATCTTTAACTGGTTTATTGGGTTTCTTGTGGTACTTCGTACCGGTTTTAAGTCTTCTGTTACGCTCTGCGGTGGCCTCGCTGCGGAGACAGCCACAGGAGCGAGTGATGCCCCTTGTCAGGTTCGTTCCAAGGGTGTTGAACTCCACGCCACAATCGCAGCGGCAACGCCATATCGTGGTGCGGTTGTCTGACATATCATTCTCCTCCAGAACGACTACCCTGCCGAAGCGGAGACCTGTCAGATCCTTGAAGTTCCAAGCGTGCTTGTCCATATCAGTCAATCTTTGTGAACAGGATATCCGTGCGCACAATGGTCTTGTGCCATTCTATCTTATCCTCGGCAAGCGCCTGGGCGAATGCCACGTCTGTTGGCTTGTGGGCGCCAAGCTCGAACCAATGCTTGAACTTCGCCCTCTGGACAAATACGCGGTGCGTTCCGCGGTCATCCCTTATGATTCTTGCTTTTGTCATAATCAAATAATGATTTCAAATATATCCACCGGCTCCTGTTCTTCATGGTTCAGGTAGGACGTTAGGCTATGCTTGTAGTATGTCTTTACTCCTGTCTGCTCGATTTCATGGACCATTTCAAAGATATCTTCTTCAGCATAGTATGATTTCGGAACACCGCTTTGCAGGCCAACTTTGTACAGGTCGCAGCAGTCTGCTGCCATTCGCGCCATCTTTGCGGTTTTTGCTGGAACAACTACTGGCTCCAAGGAAGCAAATGTTCTGAATCCTATGCTATGCAACAGCCTCATTGCATTGATACGCTCATTGTTGGAGGATGCCCCAGGCTCCAGATCATCGCAACCGGTCAGTGTGAATCCGAAGGCGAGGAACTTGCCGTAATGCAGACCGCTCGTATTGGATACCATGATCCTTAAAGCTTCATCCTGGATGAAGTCGGCGTTCTTCGTGAGAACCTGGCATCTGACACCTCGCATGATGGCGTACTCAATGCATTTTACGTTCAATGCGCGAGTCTCCGGAATCAGCGGGTCACTGGAGAACGTAAAGAACAGACTGGACTGACGGAGCGCGTCGATGTTTGCATCGAGCTCATTTACAAAGGTCTCAAAGGCGTGCCGCTCATTTCGGAAACAGGATTTAAGTTTCGGTTCCGGACCGCCCATCGCGTGGGAGAGGACGCCCTTCTTACAGTAGCAGTAGGAGCAGTCGTTGCTGCACCCTACATAGAGATTGCAGGCCCATTCGGCATACTCGCCGGCCTTGCCTTTCGGCTTGTAAATTGCCTTGCTCATAGTATGCTAGTCATTGTAGTCAAACGGGAACTTGCAGCGCTGCAGAAGATGAAGAAGCAGCGTCATGTACTGATCCACCTGTCCGGTGGTTGGAAGTCCTCGATACGATTCGCCTTCGCTCTGGATGCCTTGAAGCATGTCACACCCGGAACAGCTACCGTATTCTTGGAACGTTATCACGTACTGATAGCTGCTCGGCTGATACGTGTCAAATGGTATTACGAACAGCTGCGTACCTTGATACTCGCCGTCATCAATCATGTGCAGGTTATTGACATCAAAGACATACTCACCATTTTCTTCTCGCCATGGATTCACGACTAGACTAAAAAGGGCCTTTGTCAACTCCTCGTACGTTTCATACTGACGCTGGTCTGTTGACTCGATGTAGTGACGCAGGATATCCTTCCTGGCGTCCCATGCTTGTACAAATTCTTTAATCATTTCTTCAAAGTTTAATTTCATGGTCAATGCAGACTCTACGAAGGAAGCCCTGCACCTCGTGAACATAGCAGCAGGACATTTGCTCTGCCGGCGTGTCCATTTCTGTGCATTTATATCTCAGCACCCAGATACTATCGCTCCACTCACGTATTGTAAGGTCGAAGTACTCATCCGTGAGGCCTATGGAATCTCCACTACCAAACCCTGATTTCTCAAAAATCTCTCTGGTGATTGGGATTGGCCGTACACGTTTTTGTGCATTATTGTACTGGATATAACCGGTGCTAACAACCTCAAGATCCAGTATGCATGCATTGGTTATGTCCTTGTCAAAATAGACGCCGACAATCTTTACATAGGTGCCATCTTCCACGGTCTGGAAATAATCTCCAATCACAAACTGGTCCTGGGCTCCAAGTCGGATGCCCTGGTCTCCTATGTGTTTCAGCTCCCATTGCTCAAGGCGGTCTTTCAATCTTAACAACTTTCTATCTTTCTCTTCACGGAACTCATCAAGCCCAAAATACACTGCCATTTGTTCCATCATGATAGAAACATCAGCGAGCTCGGTGATGATTTCTTCCCTCGATACCCTACCCCTCTTGCCCTTTCCAATCGCCGCAAGCATTTCTCCGGCTTCTTCCATCACCATATCTACCTGCGAATTGACGCCCCATGCATTCAGCACTCTGTCGTAAAGTATTACTTTCTCTGTGTCGGTCATAATTGCTCCTCCTGTTTCTTGCGATGCTTTTCGTAGAACTCCACGGAGCACGGCATGCTCAATGGCTTCTGGAAATACTTATCTACGGCCTCTTCGTAGTTCTTCAACGCCTGGTCAACATTTCTGCGGCAGGCATCAATGTGTTCCTGCCGGAGCACTGCTTGATGCTTTAAGGCTTCATCCTTGTCCAGATAGAGCTTGTCCTTGCTATAATTGCATTCTTCTATCGCGATGCTATCATCCGGGGCGCAAGTGAACACCTTCTTGTAGTAATCGTTGAACGTGATTGTCACCTTGGTGGCTTCATGCAAGATTGAACTCGGCCTCCTTGTCAAAATCTTGTCCCTGTCAATCGTGTAATAGACAGGCGTGTCGATTGTCAATTCTTTTGCTTTCATGCTATTGCCTTTTTTCTTTCCATCCTCGCCCTTCAAGATAGGGCGAGGACAGAAAAGGTTTCAAAGTAAATTCATCGGACGGGGCGCACCGAGAAGCCGTAAGCGCGGCGGTTGTAGTACAACGGATTGACGTCGCCTGCGCTGAAGTACAAGTGGTAGGCGTAGGCCGCACTGTAATTCACGCTCGGAGTCTTGGTCCAGATATCACCTTCGTCTCCGTCATACTTGACAGGGCCACCTTTCCAATTGTAGCCGTCGGCCGGGAAGAAGATGGACTTGCCATTCGGGCCAGTGAACTTCATTCCGGGCTTTCCGTTCTCGGTAACCAATTCATGAGTGCACTCGGTTGCCAACTCTACGGCCTGGGCTGCGGTAGGCATCTGGTCACCGAACAAGCCGATGGCCTCATCGAAGTTGAACAGCTTCTTGCCGTTGTGCTCGGCATTGTTTTTTGCCCAGAGCGTTCCGGAAGTCAGGCCCAGATCCACGAAGCCGCTGGCTTCTTCTTCCGCGGCGCTGGCCTCGCTTACGATGGTGTCAATAACGCCAAGCGTAGTGGCGCCACTGACGCGGTCATCCGCGATGCTGATTCCAAACTCCCTGTCAATTTCAGACAGGAGCATTGCCCGGTCGAGCGAATCGAAGCCGAGAGATTCCAAACTGCTGGAGGTGGCAAGTTCTCCTTCAAAGCCGAGGGTTTCGCGATATCTTTCAACGATAGCAATAAGACGATTGTTCATAATGTTTCTGTTTTTGATTTTTTACGTTTCTTTTCTTTTTGCATACGGAGGGCGTACAAGCTTGGCGATTCATAGCCTTCGCAATCATCGGCCGGCTCAAGCTCTGGCCAGAGCCGATATCCGAAACGGCGGCAGGCCTCCCAACGTTCACCCTTCCAGACTTCGTCCCGGTAGTGAGCGCAGGCGCCACACTTGGTGCACTTCCTCCAGTACTCCTTACTCATTGGCTTTTTGCTCGGGGGTCAGTACATCCAGGTAGCAGTTGTCGCCATCAACAATGATGAATCCGTCAAGCAGCCGTGACAGCTTCATTGCGAGGTACTGCGCGGTTATCTTTTGCGGCTTATCAGCGCAGAGCCGTACGGTACGGCGCAGATGCTTGTCATACTTGAATGCAAGGTCATCACAGACCTTTCTCTGGCTTACTAGCTCCTGGGTTAGGGAATTTACCTGCTTCTTGCGCAGGAACGCGACAGCGGCTAAAACAAGGACTGCCACGGCGAGGATTACAATAATTACTGTTTTCATGATGTAGAACTATTTGGGTTGAACATTAACTTTCCGGCTCAGTGATGACATCGATTTCATCTGCGA